CAGCCTCCATCCATTCGTGAAGATGTTTTTGAGCTGAGCTTAGAGAAATCCCATATTTCTGTTTTTTATGCACTATGTTTTTCACCTCTTTGACTAAATGCCGCTGCTTCTTTGTTTTCTGACTTTCGATGGTTTTGTAGTTGCATCTGTTCGATTCAGCGGCAGGTTTGCAATCTCCATGGCAGCCGTAGCATAGTTCCTCATGTCCAACGGTTCGTTGCGCCTGAAATTTCTATCTTTCAGCACCCATGCCCATGTAGCACGTCCTTTTTTATAAGTTACAACGTGTTTCTCTGCGGTCAATCCCTTGAAATAATTCTCGTCATAGCCTCTATTTTGCGGAAAGTGACAATAGCCAGGTCCAGGATGCTTTACATTCAGCCTGTCATAGACGTGACATTTGCCTGTATCGACACCAATGGTAAACAATGGGGCTTTAGCTCTATTGTTTCGTGTCGGATTTGCGATATATGGCGCATCCATTCCTTTGTTACTTCCTTTGATTGCCCAAATTCTTCTTGTCCACCTTTCAGCGCAAAACCGGTAAACTCTGTCCGTTTGATGTCCACCGCTGTCGATGCAAACTGCTGTCAGCTTCATTTGGGTTCCGTCTTTTTTCTCCCATGACTTCAATAAATTTAAATCAAGTCGTTGCCATATATCCGGCTGGCTCATGTCTCCGTAGATGGCCCCCTTCTCAATGCTCCAACTCTCTGCGCCAATTCCCCAACCAACTACTTCGTACTCAAAGCGGTCATCCTGCGTATCAACACCAGCTGTTAGGTACATCACGTCAGATGGTACCTGGCAACCGTAGTCCTCTAGCCGCTCCATCAGTTCGTTGTCATCGACTTGCTCACCGGCTTCATCCCATGTTTCAGCCATTGCAGTATTAGTCCATGCTTTTAGCAAGTCCATATTCCCTTTGTGGCTTTCATCCACCGCAGTGATAAAGTCATCTACTATCTCTTGCCAACCTGTGAACAAACTGGCAAGGGCATTCACATAAAATCCCCGTGTCCTGCGCTTAGGGTGCGTTGCAATATACTTTCCCGCTCCGAATTTACTTTTCCATTCTGCCTCAGTCGATAATGCCCCGCAGTGTGTGCAAACCATATTGACTTCAGTAGTTTTTCCTTCTCGGAATCCGTCAATGTCAAATTTAACATTTCCCCACGTCAATGGCTGATATTTTCCACAGGCAGGACATGGGACATTCCAAACTTCCATAGTAGAATGTTCGTATTCTGTTTCAATTCGACTTTGCCCCTTAATAGTCGGCGTTGATGTTATAATTTCTTTCGCATTCCAAAAAGCTGTCATTCTTTTCTGAGCAAGGAATAGCGGGTCTCCTTCATTTCCTGCTGACAGAGGATAGCGGTCTATTTCATCAGCGCACAAAATGCGAATTGGCCTTGATGCCAATGCCGCAGGACTATTCGCTCCTTGTAAGGTAATGTAACCGCCTGGAAACTGCTTTTCTTGGATGGTATTAGCTCTGTCCCTGCTTTTATTGTTGAACAATGCTGCCAAAACAGGAGTATCTCGTAACATCGGAGATAGTCGCTGTTTGCTGACTGTCTCGGACATTTCAACCGTAGGTTGTAAAATCATCATGGGGGATGGCTCATAGTGTGAGAAATATCCAACAGGGTTCAATATACCGCTGTCGGTTTTCCCAAGCTGAGAGGCCCACATGAGTACTACTTTTTTAGTATGTTTGTCAGTAATTGCATCCATAGGCTCCCGTTGATATGGTGCACGGTCAGTTCTCCATTTCCCAGGCTCAGCAGAGGATTCATTGGAGAGATACCTGTATTTATCTGCCCACTGGGAGAGCGTAATGTCAGGCGGTGGTTTTAGTTTGAGCAGACATCGTCTCAGCAGTTTTTCTGTCTCTGCGCTATACTCACTCGCCATTTCTTGTCTCCATGATTGAATCAAAATCTGAAAGTTCTTCAAGTGCCTCGTTTACCCTATTTTTTATTAAGTCCATAATTTCTATAGTGTCTGTCATTTTAGCAACCTGCGGTGCTATTTTGACCGGAAGTGATGAAAGCTTTGACTTAAATGACACCAGAATCTTGGTTAGCACTATCTCTAGCTCATCCGCTCGAACGAGTTCTTTCTTTCTCAACTCAAGGCTGTACTGCTCATTCAATCTTTTAATCCGCATCAGCTTCGCACGTTCTGTGACATAGTCGGCATTTTCCCGCTCATTCTCCGGCTTCCTGTAATTTTGAATAATCTCCCGTGCAGTATCTTCTAGCCTGTATAATCCTCTATTGGGCAGGAATCCTTTTTGAATTATTCCTGCTTTTGTTAAGGCTCTGACCTCCTGTTCATTTAGTCCCAACGTTCGGGCTATGGCTGCGCTTGTATACAGTTTCAACAGCACCGCCTCCCTTATACAAGCAGGGAGAGGTCGGAGCTTCCCCGACCTTAGCAGGTAGGAGTACACCTGCTTGTCCATTTGACCTCCCATATAGACTCATGGTAACATAAAAAAACGGCAACCTCTGGCAATATCCGTTAATATTATGGACATTGCTATTTTCAGCTTATTTTCATTGTTTTTTCACCCCACCCCCTAAAAAAATCACCGAAGCTGTCCCTAAAAAATAATATATAATCTAGGCAAGGTTCGGGCGCTCCGTGGCCCGCAGACACGGCGAGCTACAGCAGTACCTAAGCCTGAGTTGTTGGGGTCGTCCAAGGGCTACAGGGTGACTATAGTTGCGCTATGTGGCTCTAGGCAGTGGAGCGGCTTCTCCGGCTTCAACGGAGCAGCGGCAGGGCAGCCCATCCGTAGAAAAAATGGCAAAATACCGGAGCGGTCTACTATAGCCGCTCCGGTATTTTGTTTTGACAATCATTTCTCACCTGAATAATTGTTTACGCTTATCCTGACGGCGTAAAGCACCATAGAATTATTCTGAAATAAACCCACGCTAGATTTGGCTCTAGCGTGGGTTTATTCTATAATTTCTTCTTTTTCGTCTGGCACGGATACTGCCGCTGCCTCGTCACTATCAGCACTGCCAACCAGGAATTCTCCGAGAGTTTTTTGTTTGCTAAACTCAAACTTCTCTCTTTCGAAATTCATTCTAGCATTTTGGTCTTCTCTTGCCCTTATGGAGTCTATCAGTTTTTGAACTCTCCCATGAACCCTGTTTAGTTCTGCTTCCAGTATCATACGGCGGGAAAATGTACTGCTTTCACTGCGGTATTCCATTTTCCCGCCCACTGGCATTGTCATGGTCATAACACGGTCGAGATACAGTTGGTCTGTCTCATCATCATCCGATAGCTCTGAAATCCTGCGTTCCAGGTCATGCTGTTTTGCCAGCAAACTTTTCATTTGGCTTTCTGCCAAGGAATCGAACTGCACCAGGGTGTTCTCTATCTTAGCCTTATCTTCTTCGCTCCATTGCTCCGTCCGTGGATATGAGTAAGCCCCGTGTGTCTCTGCGTTGGTGTTTCCCTTTGGGGCACCTCCGTTGTTGCCCACAGCGTTCTTATTGCCTTGTGGTGCGCCCCGCTTATGTAGTTGCTCATCCCATTTATCACGGCATTTCCATTCTCTTACCAGCTTCGGAGATATTTTCAGCGTTGCCGCAATTTCTTTTGGGGTGATCTTGCCCCGTCTTGTCCTGTAAAGCCGAAACGCCTCATCTCTGTTTGGGTTGCGTTGCCGAGCCATAGAATCGCCTCCTGTTCCCATCCAATTTCTTAAACCGGAATTGAGTTGTTTTCTCAATTCCGGTTTCCGCCCGAAAACGAGAGTTATACATGATAGAATTTCTTCTCAAATTTTCCCTATCAAAAAAAGTCGGTGTACTAAGAAGTAAGAGAGTGTCCCGTTGATGCGAGATAATCTTGAACTGTTTTGCATGAATCCAGCAGCACAGCCAGCTCCTGCAACGCACTGTTTGCGATGTTGCGAATTTGCCGGTTGGAATACCAATGTCTGCGGCGGATTTTGTCCCAGCCAACACCCTTTATGTAATGCTGATAAAGCGTGTCCTTTTTGACATAAGGCATGCTATCCAGAGCTGACGCAATGTCCGCTCTCAGCTGCTTGAGTGTCTGTGCGGCAGCGTCTGCACGAGGGGTGTTGCCGTATAACTCATATTTGAAGCGAATCTCCTTGTCGATGTTAGCATAAAATCTCAGGAGATTAGTCGTCGTCCGTTTGTCCATCTTTTCCCTCCAGCAGCCTCGTCCCGATAGGGGCAAGAAGATTGGTCTGACGCTTTTTTGACTCGTCAGTTAGTTTCAGCAAGCGGTTACGGTATTTTCTAATCGTGCGCTTCTGAAAACGGTTATTTATCCCGACTTTGATTTGCTTAATCAGTTTTTGCTGCTCTGTAGAAATCGCTCTCTGCGCAGCATCAGAGGTAAAAACATGAAATTTAGAACCGCAATACGGACAGACAAAATACTGAACCTGGTATTCGCCGTATTGTCGGGTCCTTATTTTGATTCCGGCAATCGCAACAGCCTTTGCGCATTTATCGCAGTGCATTATACCGGCTTCCACCTTCTGACCAATTTTGTTGGTGATAATCATAGTTGCCTCCACTTTTGGGGTTTATTATTCCTGTTCTTGCTCGTTCTCTCCGTCAAGCATAGCTTGGGCTGCCAGTTCCTGTTCTTTTTTCAATTTTCTAGTGCAGAGTGCCAGTGCATCACAGATTTTGTTAGTTGCTTCTCCTGCGCCGAACTCTACTGGATAAATTACGGCTTCGATGTTGCACTCATAATAGACGCAAAGGTAATCACGCCTGTATACGTCCCTTCCGACAGCAAATTCCAGGTATCTGGCATCGTCACTACCAAATGGTGCAAGGTATGCACTATCAATAAACATCACTTGTCCAGAATAGACAAATACTTTTAGCACTCGGTTAAGTGTCCCAATGGTGATGCTCGGAATGGCATCAACCAGATTTTCGTCCCCATAGCAGATCTCGCTCAGCACCTCCGGCAGGTCGGAAAACTTGAAATAGAATCCAACTTGCTGTTTCTCGCTTACATCATAAGCGGTATAAAACTGGCTGGAGCTTTCAATTAGAGGAGCTCCATCTAGGTTGTAAGCACCTTTACCATCAGTAATCCACTGCGGACCGTTGCCGTTTTTTGCTTCAATCACATCTTCATCTGCGGCATGGTTAGGATAACCCTTCCGGCAAATGGTGACACTCTTGCCACGCTTCATTATCGCCATTACTTTTGTAGCTTTCACACTTAATGCCTCCAAACTTAATATTTTCCTTTAAATCCTTGGACTTTACAATGTGCCAAAATTTCTCTTAGCGCATTCTCCGCAGGCGAACGGGTCGTTCTCAAATGGTGTTCTCATTGTCATCTCTCCTTGTCATAGTCCAAAAATAGAGCCCATGAATGAACGTTGAAACTCAGTTTGAACTTTTTTAGGTCATTAGCAGTCATGTACTTCCTGCCATAGTTTTCTTTCATGCGCCGCCACACTTCCCACGTCACGAAATATGAGCTTCCCTTCATGCCAACACAAACACCGCACAGGGCACCTAAAGAAAATGCTTCCTCCAATTCCTCTGATTGATGCTTTGTCAATGCACTTTGGAGAATTCTGTCTTTCTCCGTGTATTTTGCATCAAACATGATGGAGCGTCCTCCGCTCAACGTCCCAGAAAAGTCCACCTGTGCTTTCCCTATGAAACGCCCTTCAAAACGTCCACCTCCAAGCAGTTGTGTCACTCGGAAGGTTTCTGGTGTTTTTTCAACCTTCGCCCTTCCGTTGGCACTATACCACCTACAAGCTTTTATAATTTCTGCTTCGAAGTAGTGTCCTTGTGCATTGGACTGTGCAGCTCTATGGTGCTTCCTTATCATTTCTTCTGTGGAGGTACTATTGCCAGCCCCTTTCGTCTCTCCGAGTTCTGCTAGCTGCTTTTGTGTGACCTGTTCCCGATACCTTATGGGCAAATCTTCTAATTTAATTGGCATACGATTCCTCCAATCGTCAATCGTTGATAATCTGTGCCCCGCTCGGCAGCGGAAGCCCATTGACCAGCTGGAAACTCTCTTTTCTCCAACGCTTTGGACCAATCTGGAATGTTGCCTGACAGTACCACCCTTTCGGGTGTACATAGGTAACGCAACCAATCTTTGCCTGTTTGGTCTGTCCGTCAAAACTGTCAACGGTGATTCGTGCGCTGATTTTATCTCCAACCTTGAGCATAAGAAATTCATCCTCTTTTTTTATGGTTTGGGTGCTTATGTATTCCCGCTCCCGTAAGAGGCTGTTTGCAATTCAGCCTCATTATCTTCTCTGCCCTTACTCCTTGTAATCTTCAAAATGTCTGCATGACTTGAAAATAATTTTGTTGTTGCACCACCGTTGAAGCCGCCTGATTTCTCGTGGTGCGTGTGGTTTGTCATAAATCATCACATATGGGTCATATCCTAAGTCTCTCAATGTGTATATGCGGTATAGATTTTCTGCCATTGTCGAATTGAAATTTGTCAGGCAGTAAACCATTCCAATGTTTGATTTCCGTCTAAAATTCTTCGCAAACTGTTTGAATTGTTCTTCCAAAGCCTCTTTGGGATTGTCCCATGCGAAATGGAGAGTTCTTAGCCTCATTTGGTTAATATCTTCAATGTCGGCTTCGTCGATTAACCTAATGTCTAACCCTTGCGTAAAATCCAGTTTTGCCCCAGTTTCCTTGTATTGCGCCATTAAATCTCGCTTTTCACGGCAAGCAGTAATATTCGGGTCGAGTATTCTTATTTCTTTTTGACCGCTCCAAAAATCCGAGACATCAGCGACCTTAATAGCGCATTTTCCTTCTTTTGCTGCTACATGGCAAAAGGAACATCCTCTTGGGCACCCCCTGCTTGTCATACTAACAGCAAAATCAAATTCTGGGTAGATAGAGTAATCTGGGAACATTTTTTCAATTTCCGGTGGTAAAGTGGTATGACCTTCTGTATCAAACACCTCAATCCCATTTTGCAAATGAATATGATAGCCCGTACCACCTTTTATTACCTTGTCAGCATTCGCTGGGGCTGGAACATCCGAAGAGTAAGAATCGGAAAAAATCTTTGACATATACACCACATCATAGTGCGGCTGAAATAGTGGGGGTTGCCACCATTCCACATAATCCCCTTTGCTCTTATGATAAGAGCTTATGCGCATCAATGCTAAATTCGGGAAATTATGCCCGTCAACGTCAATCAGTCCGACTATCATTTTAGTTTTCGTCCCAGTATGTAGCTTCCATATCCGCTTGCTGGAGTGCCAGCACCAGAGTAGGCCAACGCACGATTGCTTCGTTCATATCCCTGCATCCGCCCTTGACGGCATTGTCATAAGCTCCCATGTGCCAGCGGATAGCAAGTGCTTCTTCATCTGTCAGCTTCACACCATGCTTCATCAGCAGGTAGACAGACTTCTCCCCATGACCCATAGGCAAACTGTTCTTGATGGCATAGGACGGGACTTGCGTCCAGTTTCCATTAGGCTGCTTCTGATGCCTAAACGTCAGCTGGTATGTACCAATTTTGCAGAGGTCATGGAACAACGCAACAACCGCCAACTCTCCATCACAGTAGTGCATATATTGTCTGGTTTGCACGATGGCGCACAGTCTGTTATACACATTCAGGCTGTGCGCCAGCAATCCTCCCTCACAATTCATATGAAACTTAGAGCTGGCAGGAGCTGTAAAGAAATCAGTCTCTTGCAGCCAGCCAACAAATTCATCTGGCAGCCGATTCGACAATTTTTCATGACAGATTTTCCAGAATCTAGTCTGCATTTCATTCAGCTGGTTCGGGTTAAAATTCATTTTAGTCACTCCCTAGTTTAGATATTTTTTTAGCTTCGCAAACACTCGCCAATCGTTCAATCCATCTTCATCCGGAGGGTCAGCCTCAACCGCCGTTGCTGGACAGCCAGCGAGTGTATAGCCCTTGTATTTTTTCTCCCACCACTCCACAGAATAAATATCCCCATCCATACAGGAGCGTTGGAAGTTCCGACAGGAAAAATGGTGGTCTCTTGTCATCCGCTCTGGCTTCTTGAGATTCTGACTGCTTGTCCAGCGTTTTTTTCCTTTTGGGTCTTTTGTCAAATACCGTGCTAGTGCTTCCAGCCCATTTTCTCCTGGCTGTAGCTTTCTGGTGTTGGCATACCCCAGCATGTGCTGTTGTAACCATTCACGATATGGAACGCCTTTATAGATTTTACCATCTTCCAACCATTTCCACCTTACCGGCTCTGTGTTCCACAGCAGTTCCAGGTTATCCCTGTTCACACCGCCATTCATCACAATGTGGTGGTGCAGCCGGATTCTTTTTCCTGTTTGGGCTGAAACATCACCGCCCTCTGTAACAAGAATATATTTTAGTGGTCCCAGCCCTTGCTTTTGCCGCCACTTAGCAACACGGCGCAGATAATTTCTTACGGTCTTATCTGCGTCTCCTTTGGTCTCAGGCTCGACCTTGTAGGTTAGGTCAAGCCTGATGTCCTGGCTGCCGAAGTTTGTGTTGAGCAGTTGCATGAAGTACCGCTTTGCTCGTTTGTCGTTTAGACACCTTTGCTTGGGTGCGCTGACCTTCTCTCTGCGTCTTCTTTGCTTTTTTGCCCTTTTTCGCTGTTCCTCTGAGTAGCGGAACAGGTCAACTGTCATATACTGTTCGCCGCAGTATGTCCGGCATTCTCTGACAAAGGTTGGTGATGTTTTCATTGCCGATGCTCCTGTTTCTTCGTTCCCGCTACTACGTCACAAAGTTAATACCCAATACTAGCTCGATTCCCAGCCACTGCTGGGAGTAAACTAATGGTTATAAAAGCGCTTCCTTGAGATTGTCAATCTGAATGGCGTTATCCCGAATGATTATCTGTTGCTCTTTCACTCTCCGTGCAAGTTCTCTTATTTCTGCCGGTTCATATCCGGTATCCTCATAGTCTGCCAGTCGATTGGTAACCGCCTCAATGGTTGTTTTCCTATGGCAAGTTCCCTTGGTTTTGTCAGAACAGCTCCTAATTGTCAGTCTTTTCATGGTTATTAACCTCACTCAGTTTTCTTCCATATGTGCTTGCAGCCGTAAACCATATCAATGATACGGTTTGCCTTTCCGATAGTGGGATTCTCCCAATAGTCATGTATTGGACCTTCTAGCTCTTTCCACCAGTCTGCGTTTTTCTGCCATACTTCAATATTAAATTTATTATCTTCGTACTGTCTCAGGATTTCTCTGCGCTCCTGCTTCGCCGCTGCCGTTTCCATCATGCCAGAGCTATAACGCCGATAGAGAAGGGTAAGAGATTGATACAAGATTTGTTCGGCGGCATTCAATCCGCTCGGAAGATGAGCATTCTTCGCCGCCAGCTTTTCAATTTTCTTTTTGTCCATAACAGTTAGTCTCACTCCAAATGTCTCTCCGGTGTTTCATGCTTCAATCCTCTTGCCACATTTAGAGCAGTGGCGGTCGAACGGCCTTGTATGCCGTCCGCACCTTGGGCAGAAGTATTCCCCGTTCTTTGAGTGCTTCATTTTGTCCGGCACTTCATAACGCTGGTACATTTGCTTGTCCTGCTTCGCTAGTGCGTCATAGTCAAAAATCAGGTCAAGAAGCTCTTCGGGGTCTTTGATGTCTTGATTCTGTAGAACTGCAACTGTCTTAAATACAGTTGCATAGCAATCAGTCATTTCTTCGCTTTCTGATTGTTTTGCCGGTCCTTGCAAACGGTTGTACACTTCTTTGTAATTCATTTGCATTCCTTCTTTCTGTACTATGTAAGAACACTTTGAAGTCGGGGTGCGGCTCATGCGCCGCATAGAGGCTTGTCCATAAGGTTTTCCTTTCATTTTAAATAAAAAGTAGTTCCTTCCCCTAGTGGACCCCGACATGTTGGATTTCACTGAACCCACGCTTCGTCTGGAAGTGCTTTAATCAGTTCTTCAAATTTTTGGTTTTCTCTGCTATAACACCGAAAATTTTCTTGTTCTGCGGCTTCATAGGCATTTTCAATCGCCTTGACTGTTTTCAGGTACCCAGCATTTTTCCCACGGATAATGTCGATGCTGCTTTTGAGGTCATCGTAGCGGCTTTTCAGTGCTATGTAGATGATTGCAATCATAAAGCACTGTTCGGCGGCTTCAATTAAATCTTTCTTTTTTAGCTTCATAAGTTGCTTTTCTGCTTCTTCTACCGCCAACTTTCTTTCGAAGTTTCCATTTAGCCCGTAGTAGTCTCCTTGATGGTCGTCAAAGCCTTCCATCCAGCTAGGCTGATAGTTATGAGCAACCCGAACAATGAACAAGTCAAAATTATCGGGAATCCACGTTTCGGACAAATCCTCGGAGAGTTGGTTGAGGTCGCAGTCCAGTTGCGAAACCATCATCTTTAATTCAAAAGCGTCATCTTCATCACCAACAAGGCTTTCCAACAAACTATCTTCTTCTGTTTCACAAAAATATCGAACATCAGAAGTTGTTTCCATCATTTTCATCAAATCATTGGAAATGAAATCAAAATTCAGGTTTGAAAGAATAGGCTTTTTGTAACGCCGTTCTTTCGAAAGCTGCTGTGCTTTCTTCCTGGCTAAATCTTTTGGTGTAAATCCTTCCATATACATTGTCCTTTCTAAAAGAAAGATGCCCCCGACCGGACGTGAACCGGCAGGGGGCATATAACGCCCTGTGGATTGTGCGGTCAACCATCCGCAGGGCTATTCAGTTGTAATCGCCCCACCAAGTGGGGCTGGAGCAGGCGAAGGGAATCGAACCCTCGTAGCTAGCTTGGGGAGCTGGCGTTCTGCCGTTGAACTACACCTGCATTTCGTCACCGCCTGACACGCATAGGTGCGCCAGGCGGTGTTTAGTTTAGGTTACTTTTCAGAACGCTGATTCTTGCCATGCAGCACGAGCTTCCTCGGCGGTGACAAATCCCAGTGTTTCGTCCAAAGCGTGGAGTACCGCTCCAATCTCCGCCTCTGTGTGGTTCTCCCGCATGGCAAGAATCAGGTAACCCTTCAAGATGCCGTTAAACATACCCGAATCAAACATCTCGTTCAGTTCTTCAGGGCTTTTAAAAGCCATTATCATCAAGTCTGCCATTTCCATTGTGAATCCTCCTGTTATTTTATTTGTTACTTGCCTTCTATCCCGCTGAGCGGAGAATAAATATCGGAAGTCTCACGGATAATTTCCGCCATCTTAGCCTGATTTCTTGCACGTACTTCGCTCTGATACTCAGGAGATGCCAGCCGCTGCTGGCGGCGGCGATGCCTGACAGCTTTGGCAACCTTGCGTACAGCGTATTCGGTGGCAATCAGAGCCAGCGCAACGCTCTCCACCAGTACGATAGTCTCTGCATTAGCGCAGATTGTAGAAATAATCGTGTTCATTTGTGTTCCTCACTTTCTTTTGCTTGTTTTGAAATCAACAGCGTTGGGACAGGTTGCCCAATGCGGTACAAAGGCAACTTCTGTGTCTCTGCCGTTAATTCCTTCCTGCCGTTGTCTGTATCCATTCGATAGGAACGCCACACTTGCGGCACCTGCTCATGTTTGCACCTTCTTAATCACAATCTTTGCTGTTATGCCCTTCTGGTCAAGCCACTGCTCAACCAGTTTTCTTAAGATGTCATCTCCAGATAAAGTCTTTACTGTGGCTCTATCGTTGACTGTATCTTTCATGTGGCTGCTCCTTCATTTGCATCCCGAGCAAACAAATATTCTAACGTCATTCCTGGAAAATAGTCATCTCGAACACGTACTGCTTCTGGAAACGTAAAATCTGTCTTGCCGTTGACTTTCTCTCTTGCAGTTCGCTCAGTTTTTCCGATTGACCTGCGAATATCACGAATGGTCACATTGTGTCTTGCCATTTCAGCACAAAGATTTCTCAGCATATAGACACCCCTTTGCTCATCTTTTAAAATTACCGTTGGCGGTAGTCTAAAATTATAATACAACCTTGTACGGTAATTGTCAAGAGAATTTTTACCGTTGACGGAAGTTTTCTTCTTGTATTGGAAGGAAAGCTGTGGTATATTCTATTCAGAAAGGATGTGCTGCAAATGTGGCTTGATAGACTCAAAGAAATGAAGCGTGAGAGTGGTCTCACCACCAAAGAAATTGCTATCCGCTCTGGTGTCCCTGAGCCTACGTTGGTAAAGATTTTTGCTGGCGTAACCAAGGAGCCAAAACTCACAACAATCCAACAGGTTGTCCATTTTCTCGGGCATACACTCGATGATTTAGAGGACTCTCCTGTCGTTGCCGTTTCTCTTGCGAACGCTCTCACAGAGCAAGAAGAAAAACTTCTCTCCGATTTCCGTTCTTTGGACAAAGACGGGAAAGAGTTTATCCTTCATGCTATGGCTATGACTGTTTCCACCCATTCAGGAAAAAATAAGGCAGTTTCCGACATGGAAACTGCACAATGATTGAAAGGATTTGATTTTATGAAAAGGATTCTTGCTCTGATTCTTTGTGTGGCTCTGTGCCTTTCTCTTTCCTCTTGTAGTTCTTCTCAAACGTCTGTTGCGATTGATGATAGTTCTGGGTCAGCAATAGTCTCCGATAATATTGCTCTATCAGACAATTCATCCGATTTGTCAGCGGGGGAGCAATCGAGTTCAAAGGACATCGAAAATCTGATTGATATTCAAGCAGTTCCTACGCTAGACGGCAACATTTGTGTTTTTGTAACCAATAACAGTGATGTTATTGTACCAGACATCGAGCTGCAGGTTAATTACCTAGACGCAGACGGTAATATTATTGACTTGGCTACGGATGGTCACGACGTCGTTTTGCCTGGTTTTACTGTTGTCTCTCGTTTAGATGCTCCTAGCAACTATTCACAGATTTCTACAGAGTTTTCGATTCATGACGGGATAGCCTATTATGTCAATCACTCTAATAGTTGTTCTGTCTCAACTAATTTGGGTGATGACTGTGTCATCCTTCAAATCACAAACAACTCTGGCGTCGAAATTGACGAAATAGAGTATGTTGTTGTATTCTATTCTGGTGATAATATTTCTCACGTTGGATTCTGCACTGATATCTATGACACACCATCCGGCAGCACTATCACTAAGAAAGAAAGTACTTATGGCTTTGATTTTGACCGCTGGGAAGTTTATTTAAATCAAGCCCATACGTTTAGTGATGGAATCTCTGTACCAGATAACGCCTTTGATGGTCCATTGTCCATTCCCGCAGAAGGTGTTATTTCCAATTCTGACAAAATTCCAACTAGCAATGATTCAGCACAGGCTGAAGCTGACGAAATTTCATCTGACCAACGCAATGCACTTTCCAAAGCAGGCGAATATCTGCGTTATACAGCTTTTTCTTATTCAGGTTTAATTGAACAATTAGAATATGAGGGGTTTACTCATGACGAATCTGTTTACGCCGCAGATAATTGTGATGCAGATTGGAGTGAACAGGCTGCTAAGAAAGCTGAAGATTATTTGGACTTTTCCGCCTTTTCTCGTTCCGGTCTGATTGAGCAGTTGGAGTATGAGGGGTTTACCCAAGACGAATCTGTTTATGCCGCAGATAATTGTGACGCAGATTGGAATGAACAGGCTGCTAAGAAAGCCAAAGAGTACTTAGACTTTTCTTCCTTTTCTCGTTCCAGTCTGATTGAGCAGTTGGAGTATGAGGGGTTTACTCATGAGCAAGCTGTTTATGGTGTCGAGCAAAACGGTTATTAAGAGATGAAAGGGCGATTGTATGGGTGGGCAAACAAGGGCTGCTATTTATGTTCGTGTCTCTACAGAGGAGCAGAGGAAATATGGACTATCAGTAGAGCAGCAGCTCGATAGCTTAAGAACCTATGCAGATAGGAATGATTTAACTATTGCAGGGGTTTACAACGATGCCGGTATCTCTGGTCGAAAATCCTATAAGCATCGTCCAGCACTTAATAGTCTACTGGACGATGTCGCTGACCACAGAATCGACCTCGTATTATTTACACGGCTAGACCGCTGGTTTCGTTCCGTCGCTGATTATTATGAGGTACAAACCATTTTAGACGAAAACCATGTTGCTTGGAGAGCAATCGACGAGGACTACGAGACGGAAACTAGTTCGGGCATTTTCAAGGTTAATATTATGTTGAGTGTGGCGCAGGCTGAAGCTGACCGCACAAGCGAAAAAGTTAGTGCTGTTGTCCAGTGGAGGAAAGCGCAGGGTGCCTATATTGGACGACCACCGCTTGGGTTTACGCTGGAGCGTGATACGCTTAAAATTGACCCTAACACTGAGGCAGCTGTTAGAGCGTTCTTCCAAACCTATCTGTCAACCGCCGGTGATAGGCGTGCTGCTGTAGAATCAGCTGCTACTGCTGGGGTATCTATTACCCCAAAACGAGCAAACCATATGCTGACTTGTCATACTTATACGCACGGTTACCTGTCCGAGGAACAATTTACCGAGACTTGTAGATTGAATCATCTCCACCGGAGAAAACCTCACGCAAGCGGTCATATTTATCTGTTTTCCGGTTTGGTTCGATGTGCAGTTTGCGGACTGCACTGCGGCGGCAGGCTGACCAAGTCTGGAGATGGAGCAGCTATCCCTGTTTACACTTGCAAGGGCAGATATTCGGCGATTCACAACTGCTCTGGTGTAAATAAGAGCGAATATGTGATTGAGCGTATTTGTTTGGAACAGTTGGAGGGTGCTATAGAGGAACGTCAAGCCGAGCTGGAACGCCCCAGCGAGGCAGAACGTGATATCGACGCTGAGATTCGGCGAATTCAAGGAAAACTGGCACGTCTAAGAGAGCTGTATATTGACGGCGACATCAGCCGTGAGGATTACAGTGAGCGTAAGCAGAAGCTCGAAGCTGTTATGCCTGTTTCGCTGCGTAGGAAAAAATCCATTCCGCTTCCGAAGCTCCCTGATGATTGGAAGCAAATATATAATCAACTGGATGCAAAACATAGGCAGGCTTTTTGGGCTGGGATTATCGACCGCATTGAAATAAAAAGAGAATACGGAGCCGGTGTTAAAATTTTTTTGCGATAAATTGATATAATCTCCTTTATGGGAAGCAAAGAAGCAGGCTCAAGGGAAACCCATGGTTTCCCTTAAGAATTCCTTCCTTTACTGCCGTTTGCTGGACAAAGATAAAGGCGAGGGCGCACATACGACCCACCCTCGTTGCGAATGTGGGTGAAATGAGGAACAGATAGTGCTTACCTATTTAACCCCTCATCCGGCACTTCGTGCCACCTGAAATATGGGTGTGCGCCATTGGCGCATTAGACATCATGCGACTAAATCAAAAGGTGCCACTGGCACCTTTTGATTTGTCTACCCCCAAAAAGGGGGGAAGGCTTGGGTCGCTAAACATCCAACGTTACAGGCTTACCTATCCCATTGCTGTCCGTTCTTGCGCAGACTATCTGTTCAGCATTTGCCAACGTCAAGTTCAGCGAACCCAAGTTCGCTGAACACGATGCGGGTTTGCCACCGGCGGCACACCGGTTCACTCTTTTCCAATCGTCCAGTAGGGCAAAGCTACAAATCCCGCTCCGCCAATCAGATTGCCCAATGTAACCAAAAGCAGATTCACTACATAT